TAGAGGTATTTGGATTATCTAGGATACTAGGTATTGAATAATGGCTACAAAGCTAAACGAGAATACAGAAGTTGCGTTACCTTTACGTAACATAATAAGTATGGTGGCTGCTGCATCCGTAGCGACATGGGCATATTTTGGTATCATAGAACGACTGAACCAGATAGAAACAAACATCACAATGATGGAAGCTGATTTAGGTCAGAACACAGAGTTTCGCATCAAATGGCCTAGAGGTGAGATGGGTAGTCTCCCGGCAGACAGCGAACAGTTTATGTTAATAGAACATCTAGCAAATCAACTAGATGACTTGTCAACACAGATAGATGAAGGTCGTGCGCCGTATGACCAACAACAGAAACTAACATTAGAATTTTATGAGAAACGGCTTAGTGCATTAGAAGAAAACTTAGAGAAGATGAGAAATGGAAGTCATTAAAACTATAACTCTTATCTTGTATATGGGCGGTGACGTAACGGAACACACAGCCTTTGAAAAAATATCTAAGTGCCTAAAGGCTAAGAGAACCATAGAAAGGAACTTGTATAAGAAAAGCCAGACAGTAAGATATTCCTGTGAAAATAAAACAGTAGAAATATCTAAGAATGAAGATGGCTCAAACTACATAGTTCGTATAGTAGAATGATAGAGTTTGTTCTTGTAGTATATATGGGGTCGCAGATAATTAACCAAACTCAAACTTTTGAGGATATGGATAAGTGTTTATACTTTGCAACCAAACTTTCCCGACAACCCGCTATATATACAAAGAAGAATGAACGTAAGAAGATAACGGCAATATGCAAACCAATCAACAAAACATGAGGCATAACAGAGATGATTGCAGAGACACTCGCAGGTATAGCACTTGTGAAGAGTGCCGTAGATGGTATTAAAGGTGCTATTAACACTGCCAACGATATAAGTGACATAGCTGGACATATAGATAATCTATTTGCTGGCGAGAAACAAATACAACAGGAACGTGCCAAGAAAGCTGGCGTAGGTATAACAGACCAGTTTGGTGTAAGTAATGTAGCACGTGACGTTATTGATGCTAAGATAGCAGCAGAGAAACTGCAAGAAGTAGCCACTATGGTAGACATGAGATTTGGTCATGGAACATGGAAAGGCATCTTGGCTGAAAGGCAGAAGCGTATACAAGAAGCTAGAGAGGCTGCATTGAAAGCAAAACGAGAAGCAGCACAACGACATAATGAAATGATGGAACAAGTTAAGATAGCTGCACTTGTAACTGGTATTGCCGTTGCAGGGTTTGCATTTTTTATATTTGCTGTGTTTTCTTCTTTTTAACTTGACAAATACAAATAGAAGTGGTATAACTGTACTATGAAAGCACCACAGAAAAGTTTAAAGAACTGGACTGACCAGAAGTGGAGAACCAAAAGTGGAAAACCCTCCGCGCAAACAGGGGAACGCTATCTACCGTCATCAGCGATTAAAGCCCTCTCATCTGCGGAATACGCAGCCACCACTGCTGCTAAAAGAAAAGGAACTGCTGCTGGTAAGCAACACGTCAAGCAGCCTAAAAGTATATCAAAGAAAACCGCGCAGTTCAGGAGAGGATAATGCTTAACTTATTGATAGGGCCAATAACAGACTTAGCAGGGACATGGTTAAATGGAAAAGTTGAAAAATCTAAAGCAGAAACTGGTGCAAAGGTTGCACGTGCTAAAGCTGAAGCTACAATCATGGAAAGAAAAGCTACAGGCGAACTTGATTGGGATTTGGAAATGGCTAAAGGAAGTCAGTCATCGTGGAAAGACGAATGGCTTACAATTCTTTTCAGCATCCCTCTCATACTTGCGTTCGTTCCGGGGATGGAAGAAATAGTAGCCAATGGCTTTAGGCAACTCCAAGAAATGCCAGAGTGGTATCAGTACTCTCTTGGCGTTATCGTTGCTGCCTCATTTGGTGTTCGTAGTGCTACTAAGTTCTTTGGTAAGAAATGATTATGTGGGATATGCACGACCATACGACAGAAGAACAAGCAAGGAAAAACCGTGACAGCAGTAATGGAAAGAGTTTTAGCGTGGAAAATACTACCACGTCTGATGATGTTAATGATGTCAATATCAGCATGGAGAGTAGTGGAGTGGTTTATGACACTGCAAGACCCGACAAGTCAACAAGCGGCACTAGTGAGTGTAGTCACGGGGGCCATGACAGGTGCATTTGCGGTATGGATGAATCACGAGGGTAAAGGCGATGAAATACAACCGACAAGACCTGATAGACAAGCTGGTAGTAAGCGAGGGTCTAAGGCTACAGGTATATAAGGATACACTAGGAATTGATACTATAGGTATCGGCAGGAACCTAGAAGACCGTGGTATAACTAAAGAAGAATTAGAGTGGATGGACATACCCAATATAGATGTCGTCTATGAAATGGGTATTACAGAAGCTGATGCGGTCTATCTAGCAACGAATGACGTACAGATAGTCGAAGAGGAACTGGTACGTGCGCACCCTTGCGTGGACAGTCTGGACGCTGTACGTCAGCTTATTGTCATAGACATGGCGTTTAATATGGGTGTACCTAGACTAAATAAGTTTAAGAATATGTGGGCAGCTATCCATGCAGAGGACTACCCAACTGCAGCAAAAGAGATGCTAGACAGTAGGTGGGCTAGGCAAGTAAAAGGCAGAGCCACTAAGTTAGCTAACGCTATGCATAACGGAGAATTTTAGATGGCTACTAAAAAAAGATACTATGTTTTTGGCGGTGATTTATACTTGTCACGAGATGGCAAAGATAAAAATTTAGGCAAGGCTACAGCTTCACAGAAAAAAAAGTATGGTGGTATTGTCGGTGATACAGTAATGGATGTTGCTGATACTGTAACAGGATTATTTTCTTCTGAAGATAAAAAACCACAAAAAAAATCACCTAAACGAAAAGCCAAGATACAAAAAGAAACACCTACGGATGGAAATGCAATTTCTGAAGGTTTTCGTAAAATGTTTGAAAAAAGAACTGCTGTACTGACAGGACAAAAAAAGAATAAGTATAGCAAAAGTAGAGGCGGTTCTATTAGTAAAGACTATCGCAAAGGTGGCATGATTTTAAAAACTACAAACAATAAACGGAATACGTAATGACACGACAACTCACCGAAAAACAACAGACACTACTCAACGTACTCTTTGAAGAAGCTGGCGGTGATTTGGTGCAAGCAAAAAAGATGGCAGGATATGCTGACACTTCTAGTACTTCAGAAATTGTTAAAGGTCTTAAAGAAGAGATACTTGAGGCTACTCAAATGTACATGGCACGTAATGCGCCGAAAGCAGCGATGGCTATGGTAGGTGGGTTGCATGACCCAACTGAACTAGGTATACGTGATAAGATGGCTGCAGCTAAAGAACTGCTTGACCGCACAGGTTTGGTTAAGACTGAGAAGATGCACGTAGAAGCAACAGGTGGTGTTATGCTTATGCCACCTAAAGCTGTAGTGGAAGACGATGACTAGAAAAGAATTTATTTCTACATACGGCATTATTGCTTTATCTACCTTTTTAATTATTATTCAGGGAGTATTATAATGTCTGATAAAACAATATCACGTAGAGGTTTTTTAAAGGGTTTAGGCGCAACAGTTGCTGCTGCTGCTACTACTGGTGTGCCTATAAAAACTGGGCCAGATAAATTAACCACCATGTCTAATGCGGTTAAATCTCTTACAGAAAAAAGAGTAATGTTAAGAAATCAACTAACCGCTTTAGATTTAAAGTCTAGTTCTGGTTTTAAGGGCGGCTACTCTGCTTTTTTAACAGATATGGTGAAAAACAAAGAAATACCAAAAGCATTTGCGGATAAAGCACGTAAGGCTTTTCTTAATACAGAAAAAAGAAGAGAACTTAAACTGGTAACAAACAAATCAATGGATAAGGTAAAAGAAGAAAGAAATAAAAAACTAGCTTCTCTCAGAGAATATGCCAGCAAAAAACATCCTTCTGTGTTTATTATGGGTTCAGGAGAAATACAAAAATTAAAAAAAGGGCAAAGATTAGAAAGTTATAAAGGTGGACGTGGAGAGACACCTGTCATATCAACTCCCGAAAGTCGTCTAAAGCAAAAACAAAAACAACAAACTCGTGGAGGTCGTGGTGGAGGCGGTAAATCTGCTACTGGGTTAGGAATAAAAACACCTGCTGGTCCTAGCCCTAGAACAAAATTAAAGATGCTATCTAAGGGTGGGTATATGAACCCTATAAAAATTGTAGACAACCGTAAAAACAAATGACACGCAGCATAGGCAAGTGGAAGCTACCACAGCCAACAGACATTAAAGAACAGAACGAGTGGGTAGCTATACCACGTATTGCACGTACAGTACCATTCGGATATGAACAGGATGAGGCAGACCCCGACCTTCTGCAACCTATACAGATTGAATTAGATTTACTTGAGAAAGCAAGAAGCCACGTAAATCAATACAGTTATCGTGAAGTAGCTAACTGGCTTAGTACACAGACAGGCCGCTACATATCCCATGTAGGGTTAAGAAAAAGGTTAGCGAATGAACGAAGACGTAAGAACCAAGCTACGAGCATCCGCAAGTGGGCAGAATATGCGGAAAAGGCAATCGCCAAAGCGAAAGCCCTTGAAGAAGAAAGAACAGGTTCAAGAGCCAACGGTTGAGATACAACCAATAGAATACGAAACACAGGCTATAGAAGAGACAGCTAATGTACTTTTTAAGCCTAATCCCGGCCCACAGACAGATTTCTTGGCTGCAGCGGAACGAGAGGTGTTATATGGTGGAAGTGCTGGCGGTGGTAAATCCTATGCTATGCTCTCTGACCCATTACGTTACATGGGGCATCCCGCATTTAGTGGGTTGCTTTTGCGACATACAACTGAGGAGTTAAGAGAACTCGTATTCAAGTCGCAGGAGTTATACCCAAAAATCTGGCCCGGTATTAAGTGGTCAGAAAGAAAGATGCAGTGGACTGCGCCATCTGGTGCAAGGTTGTGGATGTCTTATCTTGATAGGGATGATGATGTCTTGCGTTATCAGGGTCTAGCGTTTAGCTGGATAGGCTTTGATGAGTTAACACAATGGGCCACACCATACGCATGGAACTATATGCGGTCTCGTCTTAGGTCCACTGCACCCGATTTGCCAATTTATATGAGGGCTACGACCAACCCCGGCGGTAGAGGTCATCATTGGGTTAAGAAGATGTTTATTGACCCCGCCCCTTATAATAGAGCCTACGATGCAACCGATATTGAAACAGGAGAAGTTCTTAGATACCCAGCAGGACACGCAAAGGCTGGAAGACCTTTATATAAAAGACGATTTATACCCGCAAGACTTTCTGATAATCCGTACCTTGCGGAATCAGGTGATTACGAAGCCATGCTACTCTCCATGCCAGAGCAGCAACGAAGACAACTCCTTGACGGAGACTGGGATATTAAAGAAGGTGCGGCTTTTACGGAATTTGACCGTAATATTCATGTCGTTGAGCCTTTTGATATTCCTAGTAACTGGGTTAAGTTTAGGGCTTGCGATTATGGTTACGGTAGCAAGTCTGGTGTTATCTGGTTTGCTGTTGCACCTAATGAACAACTTGTTGTATATAGAGAACTATACGTTAGTAAAGTCCTTGCCACAGATTTGGCAGATATGATATTGGATGTAGAGGCTGGCGATGGAAATATTAAGTATGGCGTTTTGGACAGTTCTCTTTGGCACAAGCGCGGTGATACTGGTCCTTCTCTTGCTGAACAAATGATTATGCGAGGTTGCAGGTGGAGACCATCAGACCGAAGCCGTGGTAGTCGTATATCAGGAAAGAATGAAATACATAGGCGTTTACAGGTAGACGAATTTACAGAGGAGCCAAGACTTGTTTTCTTTAATTCTTGCACAAATACCATCTCACAGTTACCCGCCATACCGTTGGACAAGAAAAACCCGGAAGACGTGGATACAAATGCTGAAGACCACTTGTATGATGCGTTGAGATATGGTATAATGAGCAGACCAAGATTTAGTGTATTTGACTATGACCCAATGGGCAGACCATCTACAAGTATGCCAGTAGCTGACGCAACATTTGGGTATTAAGGATATAGTATGAGTGACGATGAAATAATGATTGAAGACGATGCAATTGCATTGGAAGATACAGATGATACTATAATAGAAGATGCTGACGTATCCTCTATCATTCCTTTTATTATTGACAGGTATAAACGTGCAGAAGATTATCGTGACCAAGACGAAACTCGTTGGTTACGTGCTTATCGTAATTATCGTGGATTGTACAGTAATGATGTACAGTTTACTGAAGCAGAAAAGTCTCGCGTATTTATTAAAGTAACTAAGACTAAAACACTGGCAGCTTACGGTCAGATTACTGATGTATTGTTTGCTAACAACAAGTTTCCTCTATCTATTGACCCTACAGGATTACCTGAAGGTGTAGTAGAAGATGTACACTTTGATCCTAAAGAACCAGAACAGATGATGGTCGATCAAAATGTTAGCCCTTATGGTTTTGCAGGGGATGGAAATGATTTAGAGCCGGGTGCTACTGCTGTTAGTTTAACTGAGAAGTTAGGCGTAATGCAGAATAAACTTGAGCCAGTACAGGATAAACTAAAAGAAGGTCCGGGCAAAACACCTACTGCTATTGCATTTAGTCCAGCCATGATTGCTGCTAAGAAGATGCAAAAGAAAATACATGACCAGTTAGATGAATCAGGTGCAGGTAAACATCTACGTAATGCCGCATTTGAAATGTCACTGTTTGGTACTGGCGTGATGAAAGGTCCATTTGCTGTAGACAAAGAGTATGCTAATTGGGATGATGAGGGTAACTATGACCCACTATTTAAAACTGTACCACAAGTATCTCATGTATCAGTTTGGAATTTTTATCCTGATCCAGACGCAAACAATATGGATGAAGCGCAGTTTGTAATTGAACGACACAAGATGTCTCGTACACAACTACGTAGCCTGAAAAAACGACCATACTTCCGTCCTCAAGTTATTGACGCTGCTATTGAGCAGGGTGAGAACTACGATAAGAAGTATTGGGAAGATGACCTATCTGACTATGCACCAGAGACTAGCATTGAACGCTACGAAGTTCTTGAGTATTGGGGCATGGTTGATATTGAAATGCTTGAAGAGCAAGAAATTGAAATACCTAAAGAGTTAAAAGACTTTGACGAACTGCAAGCTAACGTATGGATATGTAACGGTATGCTACTGCGTATGGTGCTTAATCCATTCAAACCAGCTAAGATACCGTACCATGCTGCACCATATGAATTAAACCCATACTCATTCTTTGGTGTAGGTATTGCTGAGAATATGGACGATACGCAGACATTGATGAATGGCTTTATGCGTATGGCTGTAGACAATGCTGTATTGTCAGGTAATATGATTGTAGAAGTAGATGAAACCAATCTAGTACCGGGTCAAGACTTGTCACTGTATCCGGGCAAGGTATTCCGTAGACAGGGTGGCGCACCGGGACAGGCTATCTTTGGTACTAAGTTTCCTAACGTGTCACAAGAGAACATGATGCTATTTGATAAGGCACGTGTACTAGCAGACGAAAGCACAGGCTTCCCATCGTTTGCACATGGACAGACAGGTGTATCAGGTGTAGGCCGTACAGCTTCTGGTATCTCCATGCTTATGGGTGCAGCACAAGGTAGCACTAAAACAGTTATTAAGAATGTAGATGACTACCTACTCCGTCCACTAGGTGAAGGACTGTTTCGTTTTAATATGCAGTTTGACTTTGACCCTGAGATTAAGGGTGACTTAGAAGTTAAGGCACGTGGAACAGAAAGTCTGATGGCTACAGAGGTACGTAGTCAGAGACTAATGCAATTCTTGCAAGTAGCAAGTAGCCCTGCGTTAGCACCGTTTGCGAAGTTTCAATATATTATTCGTGAGATAGCTAACTCAATGGGACTAGACCCCGACAAAGTAACCAACAATATGGATGAGGCCGCACTGCAAGCTGAGATTATGAAACAGTTTCAAGCACCCGCAGCAGGACCAGAAGGTGCAGCACCAGCAGGTGTAAACCCAATGGACCCAACGGGTGCAGGTGGTGGCAATATAGGTATGGGACAGGCTCCTGTACCGGGTGAGCAGGGATTTAGTGGAAATGAACAAGGACAACAACAGGGAACTCCTCAACAAGCTGAAGCCGCTGGTGGGCAGCAACCGCCAATGGGACCACTTCAGTAAGTATTTAGATAACATGATAGACCAGCATCATAAGGTGCTAGAACAATCTGAGAATATGGTAACGGTACACAAAGCACAAGGTGCTATAGATGTACTGCGTAGGATTAAACGATTACGCGAGGACGTAGCTAACGCTGAAGGATAAAACTATGAACAACATGGCAAAACAAATGGATATGTTTGATAATGGCGGTCTTATGGATGAGGGCGGCACAGTAGACCCTGTATCTGGTAATGATGTACCGCCGGGTTCTAATCAAGAAGAAGTTCGTGATGACATTCCTGCTCAATTGAGTGAGGGTGAGTTTGTTTTTCCTGCAGACGTAGTTCGTTTTATTGGTCTTGAAAAGTTGATGATGATACGTCAACGTGCAAAGGCTGGCTTACAGCGTATGGATGATATGGGTCAGATGGGTAATAGTGAAGAAGCTATCATGCCAGATGATTTACCATTTTCTATTGATGACCTAGACATGGAAGATGATGGATTAGAAATGGCACAGGGCGGCGTGGTACAAGCAGCTAATGGTACATTTGTACAGCCTACACCTACTAACCCTAATGCTGGTGTGTTCTATAATCCTGCTTCTCAACCAACTACGGGTGTGGCTGCTGCTCCTATGCAAGCAGCATCAGCAGGTGCAGCACCTAGTATTGGTCAGGCTGCTACACCAGTTCAAGCAGCATCAGCAGGTCAGCCGACTATGTTTACTAATTACCAATTACCTCAAGCACCTGTGCCTGTAATGACACCACCAGATCAATTGCCTAAATTTTTAGGGGAGACTGTACCGGGAGTAGGTGGTGTAGATTACACAGAAGAAACATATGTAAACGAAGCTGGTCAGACTATTAAGTTTAGGCGTTATAATGATGGCAGCTTAAAAGATTCAAGTGGTAATGAAGCAGTCGTACCTGAAGGATACACAATTAAATCTGAGGCAGACAAAAAAGTTACTACTGACCCAACAAAGGTTCAGACTGCTACTGTGCAGGATGATGGTGATGGTGGAGATAATCAAGACGATACAACTACAGGCACTACTATGTCGTTTGGAGGAAACTTAAATAATAGAGGTATGGTAGAGAATAATTTTAGAGGAAACATTTCCTATAGAGGAGCAAACTATGGTAAGGGACCATTAGGAATAAAAGGTCTAATGGATGTGCCTAATTTAGCAAATAGATTGCGTTCTTCTGGACTACATCAAATAACAGGTGGTAAAATGGGTCAGCCTCTGTCTTTAATGCCCGGTGAAAGTGTTATAATAGATAATATAGTACAGTCTCAACCCGGCGTAAACATGAATAAAGATTTAAATGTTTCTTTTGAATTAGATCACACAGCATATAATGATTTGATTAGTAATCAAACTGTGACGAGTAGGGCTGAATTAGATCGTATTGCAAAACACGTACAAGAATTTTATAAAGACGTTAAAAAATCAGACCGTCTTACGGTGGATGTAGATAGACGTATGAGAGATCAAGTTAAACAGATAGATCAAGTAAGAGAAGGATTAAAAGACCCTTCTAAAGAATTTATAACTGTTACAGATAGAGATTCAGATGGAAACACATTTAACACTGAAGTGTCTCGTGACATAGCAGAAAAAGTTTCACAGGGCGTTGATCTTGAAGCAGCAGCTTGGGAATCTGGCTTTACAACAGAACCTGATGCACCAGCACCAGCACCAACAGGCGGTCCAATTGGATATGAACCCGGTGCTGGCGATGGTCAAAGCGATAACACTGGTAGTGATGATACTGGTGGTGCAACTGGCGGTGGTCCTAGTTCGGGTGGTTCTGACCCTGATGACGATGGTGATAGCGGCTTTGGTGGCGGCGGGTATGATGGTGGTTACGGCTATGGTGGTGGTGACTACAAAGGAGCATTTGTAGGTGAGGCATACAAGAAAAATAAATTAGCCAAACAGATGAAGCGCAGTGGATTAGCTTCTAAAAAATAATCCACAATCAGTTGGCTACTCACTCCCCACACCCGACAGTGTGGCTACAGCGGCCCCAACAAAGGACTAGACAATGAACGAAACACTATTAGCAGAAGACATGAAGAGTACGCCTAAGACGGCATTTGTAAATAAACCATACACCCAAGAAGAACGTGTTAAGCGTGACGAAGAAGAACTAGAACAGCTAATGAAAGAACAAAAGGGTGAGGCAGAAGCTGAACCCGAAGAAGCTGAACCTACTAGCGCAGAAGAAAAAACATTTAAGAAGCGTTATTCTGACCTACGCCGACATCAACAAAAACAAGCTGAAGAGTTTAAAGCTGAACTAGCGGCAATGAAAAGCCAGCTAGAAAAAGCTACCAAGAAAGAAATGAAACTGCCTAAGTCCGATGAAGACATTGAACAGTGGGCAGCAGACTATCCAGATGTAGCAGCTATAGTAGAAACAATTGCTATGAAAAAAGCAGCAGAACAATCTACTGCACTAGAAGAACGTGTAAAAGCAATTGATGAGATGCAAACTTCTGTGACTAAAGAAAAAGCTGAAGCAGCATTGATGCAGTTACATCCTGACTTTGATGAGATTAGAGACAGCGATGAGTTCCACGAGTGGGCAGACGAACAGCCTAAGTGGGTACAGGATGCACTCTACGACAATGACAATGACGCTAGGTCTGCTGCACGTGCAATTGATTTGTACAAAGCTGACAAAGGTATTGCAGCATCTAAGAAATCTAAGTCTAATAAAGATGCAGCTAAGTCTGTTACAGCTAAGAACGCACGTAGCAAACCACAGGAAGATGATACATCTAACTACCTACGTGAATCCCAAGTAGACAAAATGTCTGCACAGGAGTATGAAAAAAATTCAGATGAAATTATGGAAGCTATTCGTAGTGGTAAGTTCATCTATGATTTATCTGGTTCCGCTAGATAAAAAAGAGTTGACAAATGGTTATTTATAAGTATAACTATAGTCATGTGTAAGGTAAGCAGGTTAGCTACTTGCTTACTATACCAATCCGCAAACGACAAAAATCTTTAAGATTACCTGAATAACATGGCCTACTGAGTATATTAGTTGCAACTCTTATACAAAGTACACCCTACGTTAGACAGCCTCTGCCAAGAATTGTACTGTTTGCATCTGTAAAAATCCACAATAATAGGAGATGGATTATGGCTTTTCCAAGAGCAGCGGGTTATAACAACTTGCCTAACGGCAATTTTAGCCCGGTAATTTACTCCAAACAGGTGCAGCTTGCATTCCGCAAGGCCGCTGTTTGTGACGCGATTACGAATAATGACTACTTTGGGGAAATCGCAAACTTTGGTGATTCAGTTAAAATCATCAAGGAGCCAGAGATTACCGTCAAAGCATACGAAAGGGGTACGACTATTACTCCGCAAGACCTTGATGATGAGGACTTCACACTTACCGTTGACAAAGCTAACTACTTTGCTTTTAAAGTTGATGATATTGAAGAAGCCCATTCTCATGTAAACTTCCAATCGCTATCCAGCAATCGCGCTGCATATCGTTTGGCTGACCAGTTTGACCAAGACGTTCTTGGTTACCTGTCAGGATACAAGCAAGCCGCGCTTAACACTCGCGCAACTACCGTCAACAATATTGTTAATGGTACTAAATCAGTTTCAACTGCTGGAACAGACGAACTCCTCGCTTCAATGAAGCTAGACGGTTCTGACTTCAACGGTGGTGGTGCTGGTAATACCATTATCATTCAGGCTCGTGGTTCTGCTGCTGCTCCAACTGCAGCCGCTACTGCTAACCCGTTGACAGTGATTGCACGTATGGGCCGACAGCTTGACCTTCAGAATGTAGATACTACAGGACGTTGGTTGGTTGTAGACCCAGTTTTCGTTGAAGTTCTCAAAGACGAAGACTCACGCTTGTTTGATGCCGATTACGGTGGAGCAGGGCTTCAGAATGGTTTGATTTTGAATAACCTACATGGCTTTAAAGTCTATGTATCTAACAACTTGCCAAATGGCGGCACTGGTCCTTCAGCGACTGGTACTCAAGCCAATAACTTTGGTATCATTGTTGGTGGTCATTCTTCAGCGGTTGCTACTGCTGACCAAATCAACAAGACTGAGACCTACCGCGACCCGGACAGCTTTGCAGATATTGTCCGTGGTATGCATTTGTATGGCAGAAAGATTCTCCGTCCAGAGGCTCTTATCAACGCCAAATACTGTCTAGCATAGGGGGGATTGAAAAATGGCACTAGGTGATAACACTCTCCAAGCAGCACGTGGCAACTCGCAGCGTGGTCGCAATCCTTACATGGTTCAGATGGAATTAAACTTTGCTACCGCATTGTCTGACAAAGGTGGCGCACTTGCAGCAGCCGATGTCATTCCTTGTATTGCTGTCTCAAAAGGCACAATGATAATGAATGCTGGTATTGAAGTTGTTACTGCTACTTCAGCAGGAACTTCCACAGTAGACTTAGGTACAGGTGTAGATGCTGATTGTTTTGTTGATGGTTTCAACAGCGCATCAGGCACGGCAGCAGGTACTGTAGCACAAAATGCTGCAGCTTATCAGCCGCTGATGTGTGTTGCTGATGACAACATCGACCTTACTTTGGCTACTCAATCTGGTACAGCTTTGACTACGGGCGTGTTCCGTATCTGGGCAGTACTGATGGATTGTACTGACGAAGGTGACTTGACTGCTCAAGAAGTAGCACGAGATGTTGCTTAAAGACTAACGTGGGGGGCAGGGCAACTTGCCCCTCATCTCTGATTACACATATATAAGGATGCGGAATGGCATACGATTATTTAGATATTACTAATGAAGTTATTGCCCGAATGAATGAGGTATCCTTAACTGCTGCTAACTTTGCAACAGCTAGAGGTTTTCAGATACAATGTAAGAACGCTGTAAATGATTCCATTAATTATATTAACCAGCGCGAGTTTGGCTGGCCTTTTACACATTTAACAAATACACAGACTTTAGTAGCGGCACAAACACGATATAGTATTCCTGCAACTAGCCAGTCTGTAGACTACGATACGTTTCGTATCAGTAGGGATTCTACACTAGCTGTAGCTGGTACTACCTTACAAATACTAGACTATAAGGAATATACGCAAAAGTATATTGCACAAGAAACTACATCTAATGTAGGCAGTGTGCCTAAGTTTGTATTTAGAACACCAGATAATAACTATGGCCTATACCCATATCCAGACAAAGCATATGAATTAAAGTTTGAACACTTTGTAAAACCTACTGCTTTATCTGCAGCTACAGATGTACCTACAGTACCAGAACAATTTAGGCAGGTTATAGTAGATGGTGCTACAGCATACGCATACCAGTATCGTGGTGAAGCACAACAGTATGGTATTAACTTTGCACGATTTGAAGATGGTATCAAACAAATGCAGACGCTTTTAATTAATAGAGCAGATTATGTACGGTCTACCTATATCCCTCGTTCACAAGGATATGGCATTAACGCAGGATTTTAAATAATGGCTGATGAATCTGGCCTCAATCCGTTTGTATTTGCGTGTCAGGGTGGGCTGGTTCTTGACCAATCAACCTTTGCTATGCAGCCGGGGATGGCACTAGAACTAGAAAACTTTGAACCTGCGACTACTGGTGGGTACAGACGTATCTCTGGTTATGAAAAATGGAATGCTAATCAAGTTCCGCAAGACCAAAGTGACAGTGAACCAGTACTAATGTCTGCACACTTTGATGGCAATGTCATAGCAGCACGTGGACGTAAAGTATACAAAGGTAGTAATGGTAGTACTACATTAAGTGCGGGTATTAATAATTCAGTTACAACTATTGCCGTAGCATCAACAACTAACTTTAGTACGCAAGGCACTATAATAATTGGCACAGAACAGATTACCTATACAGGTAAGACTAGCACAACATTTACAGGTTGTTCAAGAGGAGCCAACAGTACATCTGCAGCAACACATAGTAGTGCCGCAGTAGTTACACAGTTCTGGACAGAGATAGATACAGGTAGAACAGGCGCAGGTAGATACTCTTTCTTTAGATATAATCTTGCAGGTGTAGACTACATTATATGGGCAGACGGTGCTAATCATGCATCTAACTATAAGACTGCTAGTAATACTGTAGTTGACATTAATGCTTCTGGCGCACCTGCAGACCCTAAGTTTGTTACTGGCTACAAGAACCATATGTTCTTTGCTGGTATGTCAGCAGCCTCACAGTCTCTAGTATTTACTGCACCGTTTACAGATAATGATTTTCAAACAAGTAATGGTGCAGGTACAATAAATGTTGATAGTCCTATTACTGGATTGTTTCCTTTTCGTGATGCATTAATTGTATTTTGTGAAGAACGTATATTTAAACTAACAGGTAGTGCATTAGCCGACTTTGCTATACAACCTATAACCAGAGAGATTGGATGTCTTAACGGTTCTACTATTCAAGAATTTGCAGGTGACATTGTATTCTTAGGTCCAGACGGATTACGTACAGTTGCTGGTACAGCTAAGATTGGTGACGTAGAACTTGGTACAATTAGTAGAGCAGTACAGGAACGCTTTGAAGGACTGTCAGACGTAGATGAGTTTGAAAGCGTAGTTATACCAGACAAGACGCAGTATAGAATATTCTTCTCTAACTCTGGAACTCCTCGTGCTACCACTACAGGTATTATGTGTGTGCGTAAGGGCGATAGCTACGAGTTTGCAGACATAAAGGGCATTAGACCTAACTGTACAGATAGTGTAGTAGCAGCAGGTGAGAGTATAGTTTTACATGGTGACTTTGATGGTTACGTGTACAGGCAGGAAAAAGGTAATAACTTTGACGGTAATAGTGTAACTGGTAAGTATCGTTCTCCTGACTTGACTATGGGCGATGCAGGTTTACGTAAATCATTTCAGCGTGTAATTATTAACTACGCACCTGAAGCAGCAGTGAACGCAGACTTGTTTGTACGTTATGACTATGAAGCACCTAATGTAGCTAGACCAGCAGCTTACCCATTTGATAGCGCAACATCAGTCGCTATCTACGGTACATCGGTGTACGGTACGGCAACCTACGGTGGACAGTCTAACCCCTTAGTGAGACAGCCAATTGAAGGTAGTGGATTTGCTGTAGCACTACGTGTTAATGATAGAGGAACGTCAGCACCATACGCCCTCAAAGGATTTCAACTAGAGTTTGCGGCAGACGCAAGGAGATAATTAATGGCAGGTTATACCAGACAATCCAGTTACGCTGATGGTGACATTATTGATGCTGCCGACAGTAATAATGAATTTAATCAAGTCTTAGCCGCATTTGTAAATACATCAGGACATAAACATGATGGTACAGCAGCAGAGGGTCCAGTCATAGGATTGATTGGAGACCCCGGAGTTGCTACACCACTTAATAAAGTTGTAGTTGATGATACAAATAATCGTGTAGGTGTTTTCATAGACGCTGGTGGTGCGGGTTCTACAGTAGAACAACTACGTTTTCAAGATGGGGCAATACTTCCTGTAACAACCAATGATGTAGACATTGGGTCTAGTAGCTTAAAGTTTAAAGAATTACATCTAGCTGGTGCAGCTAACATAGCTGGCACTATGACGCTATCAGGTAACGTAATTGTATCTGGTACTCTTGGTGCTGACTTAATACCTGATGCTGATAATACTCGTGACATTGGTAGTTCCTCTGCAGAATGGAAAGACCTGTACATAGATGGTGTGGCATATGTAGATGCAATTAACCTTGATGGTACAGCTATCTCAGCTACTGCAGCAGAGTTGAACATCATGGATGGTGTGACATCCACCACTGCAGAACTTAACATACTAGATGGCGTTACATCAACAGCAGCAGAACTAAATATCTTAGACGGTGTAACCTCTACTACCGCTGAGTTAAATATACTTGACGGTGTAACAGCTACAACAGCAGAACTTAATCTAACAGACGGTGGCTCTACTGTAGGTACAACAGCAGTAGCTGGTGGTGATGGTCTTTTAACTAATGACAATGGCACAATGCGCCAGACATCAGTGGATACTTTTGATACCTACCTTTCTCAAACAACCAAAACCCTTACTAATAAAACTCTTACAACACCAACAATAACAACTCCTGTAGTTAACGCTGGACTACAACTTAAAAATGGTGCGACAAGCGCAGGATTTGCAGAGTTTTTTGAAGATAGTGATAATGGTACAAATAAAGTAACTTTGATTGGCCCTGCTTCTACTGCAGATGTAACAGTTACACTGCCAGCGGCAACGGATACTCTAGTAGGTAAAGCTACTACAGATACATTAACAAATAAAACCTTGACAAGTGCTGTCCTAAACGGTACAATAAGTGGAACTTCTATTAAAGATGAAGATAATATGGCATCTGACAGTGCCACTCATCTTGCTACCCAACAATCAATTAAAGCCTATGTAGATGCTGAAGTAGCTGCATTACCATCTGGTGACATTACTTCTGTAGTAGCTGGTGCAGGTATGACAGGTGGTGGTACTAGCGGTGCAGTTACATTAGATGTCGCTGGTGGTACAGGAATTACTGCTAATGCTAATGATATAGCTATAGATGCTACAGTAGCTACACTTACAGGTACACAAACTCTAACAAACAAAAGTATTACTGCTCCCATACTAACAGGTTCCGCATCTTCAGCAGGTTCTATACTATTTAAAGAAGATACAGATAATGGTACAAATGCAGTAACCCTTATTGGACCTGCAGCTACA